AATTCTATCTTGGGTATCTGAAACTATACATTCATTTACTATGTCATCGATAGCAATATCACATTCAGGAACAAGAGATGTCTCACGATACCTTTGAATGAGTGCGACCTCATTCTTGATACCGCCTTCCATATCAACATAGGAACCATATGCCCCACCTGATATGAAACCACCTGATGATTGTTGAATAATGGGAGTTCCATCATCTTCAACAGGTGCTACAAAAGAAGCTTGTGACTTCTTTTGCACATCTTTTACTCGTAAGTCTTCTTTCTTACGGTTTATTTCAAACCCAAAAATATCCATAATAATATTTATAACACCTCAAAAGAGGTATTATTCACTAATTTAAAGGACTCTTTCCCAATGAGAATACTGGAATTCAACATCAAATGTCTCCAATGCATCGACTGTCTCGTATGATAAGTCAATAGCACCTATAGAGGTGGGAAACATATTAAAGAATTCGTATCTCGCAAGAACTGAGTCATCTTTATTTAATTGTTCGACAAATGCTCTGTCTACTAAGTAGTCTAATGAAGTAGCACCTTCACCACTGTCTAGTTCTTGGATGTCTGTTTGCCATCCCTCTAGAGCAGTTCTTGATGAAAATTCTACATCATTAATAATTGTCACTGTCCAAGGTTCAAATGTTCTATCTCCTGCGAGTTTTAAAACATGACCTCTGAATTGTTGTTCAACTACACCTACAGTAGCAGCAGGAATCTGTGCTGACTGACATAAGAATTCAATCTTATTACCAGACCTTGGTATAAAAACTCTGAATCGGTTAGCTCTTGGGCCACCGCCGAGTAGTTGTGCTTTAAATTGGTCTATTGTTGCCATTTACTTATACTCCTTATACTGCGCCGTAAACTTCTTCAAACTGAACACCACTTCTAGTAGCGACAAAGTTTAAAGTTATGTAGTTAATTGATTTAGCAGGTTTAACAAAGATAGAACATACAAATTCGTTTCTATCTATAACTGAATCAGTGTTGTTTGTTTCGTCACAAACTACTGAGAAGTCTGTTAGACCCCTTCTGTTTTTAACATCTCTTAGGAAAGGTTCTACTGCAGCCCTAAAACTAGCACGAGTGAATGAATCGTTAAATTCAAACAACTGAGCTTTAGCGGCAGCTGAAACTGCTTTCTCTAATGTTATAAAGAGTCTTCTGACATTAATTCTATCAAATGCTGATGGTGAAGTTAATGCAGTTTTATCTCCAAATAATACTGTTCCTTGTCCTGGGAATGTGACAATAGGATTAACTCTTGCACGATACAAGTCATCTCTAGATGCCTGTTTCGGATTAAATGCAAGTTTTGTTATTCCTAGATACTGTCCTCTAGAGAACCCAGCAGGTGAGAACCATGCATCTTGCAGTAAGTCTGCTCTTGCCATGATACCTGCGGTGTGTCCATTTCCTGGAATCCAACAATATTTGTCGTTGTATCTTTCATACTGATATACCCAACCACTATCTAACACAGCGTAAGAACTAGATGTCACATTAGCGAAATCTGCCTTAACATTAGTTGCCTGTGTTGACTCACTTGAAACACCAACTACTGATGTTTTTCTTGGTGATGCGACTACTAAACAGTCTTTTCTTAACTCTGCAAGTTGAATTGCATTGTTTACTAGACTGTTATGGTCTGCAAGTGTATCTTGTGCAGTCTCAGAACCAGCCCCACTATCTGTAGATGTTGAACCTACGATAAGGAATGAGATACTAATTAGTTCGCCATCTCCAAAATGTTTTGTCCATGCATCGGACTTTTGTGCGACTGTTGGGTTAGCTCTACCTGCATTTCCTTGTGTTAAAGGATTTGCGATTGGTAGAGAAGGTCTACTGAAAGCAGAACTAACTGCCTGTGATAGACTTCTTGTTTCATTGGCGGAACTATAAATTGTAGTTGAGTGTCCTGACCAATAAACATAATTTGATTGACTTTCGATTACATCTTTGTAGTAGTTTGAATTACCTACTGAATCTTTAGCGTCAGAAGCGAGAGAAACAAAACCAAATGATTCTAAAATTGTTCCTGCTGTTCCTGAGAACTGTCCGTCTTCGTCTACTACAACAACATGTATTTCATCATTTGTTGCCCCAGCTGCAACTGCGTTAGCAGAACTACCTGGTGCTTTATCAAATAATGCATAATGTTCCCAATATCTATCAACTGCTTCGTTATTAGCAACTGCGTTTACTAAACCAGCACTTGGTTGATTCAATGCTTTGATTGTCAAAACATTTGATGAGATATTCGTCACTTTATATTGTTGTGAGTGTGAAGCAAACTGAATAATGTCTCCCTTTAAGAATGATGCACCAGCGTCAACTGTAATCGCCGTAGCGCCTACTGTATAACCATTGGTCTCATCTATTAAAGAAACATTGTCGTTGTAGTATGCATCACTAGATGCACATACTGACACATTTAGAGAATTCCCTAAATCGCCAGGACATCTAGCAGTGTATGCTCCAGCGGTACTTGCCGCCCCGCCTGATTTGAAAGTATTGATGTAATCGTCAGCGTTCTTTAATAGAATGCTGCCATTTGCTCCAGCGTTAGCAGATTTTAAACCTGTTTGGTTTATTCTAACTACACTTAAACTAGAGCCATACTTCAAAAATGATTCTGCTGAATAGAAGTCTTCACTAGCTGCATCGGTATTAGCTGGTTTATAAAACTCATCCACTAACTGTTGTCCGTCTGAAACTGTTTTTACTTCATCAACAGGTCCCCATTGAAATATGCCAGCAAAAGCGCCTCTTGTAGAGGAAACAGCTGGGACAACATTCGACAAGTCAATTTCCTTGACTTGAACTCCTGGTGAAACTTGAAATGCCATACTTTTCTCCTGTTAATGTA